GGAGGGAAGCGAGAGCACGTAGGTGTAGAGATTGGCAATGCAGAGAATAGGGAACGAGAGAATCGATCCCATCAACTGACCATTCTGTTGAAGAGTGGGGGCTAGTTCGGCCCATGCTGGATACTCTAACACCTGCTCGAAGAGGATGCCTCGCATGAATGGAGCGAGGTCAACTTCATCAGGAGAGAGATGTTTTAAGATCTCTTCCAAGATGAGCTTCGAGGCGCGGATGTCGAGTCCGTCGGTGGCGGCAGAGTAGTCACCGGAAACGAACTCGAGGTCATCCTCTCCAGAACCGAAGAGGGCAACGTGGCGATCAAGGAGGCCACGGATAGCACCTGTCGAGATCTCCTCCCCAATAAGTTGAAAGGGAGGGAAATTCCGAAGGTGGCGCCAGAGAGCCCCTTGGAGGGGCTTGGCGACGAAGGTGCGGAGCGCGTGCATGGCTGTGATAAGTCGGACCTTGAGAGGTTCTAGGACTTCAGCCACCTTGGCACGGGGGTAGGAGCGGAAAGACTCCGGGACCCTGCGGAGCTTCTTCTCTGGTAGGTGAGACCAGTCGTCGATTGGACGGGATAGAAGCTGACGCCACTCATGTCGGGAAGGGGGTAGGAACCCACGCTCCTCGACAACCTCGCCTGGACCAAGTTCGACTTGGCGAACAAGTCCACTCGGGATTCCGAAGGCAGCGATGAGCTGCTGACGGAGATCCTCCCGGCCGCCACCATTGGCACGGGACACGTCGTTTGACGCGCGAGTTGACGCTTCCTGGGTGAGGAGAGCGTCAAGGATCGAGGGGGCACGAAAGCCGCGGAGAAGGACCTTGACGAATCGGGCTAGATCCGTGAAGTCAGGTTCTCCTTGAGGAGGGGTCGAGAGTTTGTTGCGATGCTTGACGAGCGCCGCTTTAACAAACGATCGAGGGACCGTCGCGAAGCCTCGCTTAGATTGAGCGAGACCAAAGACCAGCCTGTAGAAGGCCGGGGACTGTTGGTGTTGCCAAGGGAAACGTGACGCCCTGGTAACAAAGCGACGGAGTTCTCCGGAGAAGAGAGGATCTTCTGGAGAGAGGCCCCATGACGGGGGGCAAGGCGGCAGAGGGTTCTCAAGGAATCTAGCCAAGGGCCAGTCTTTCCAGTACTTCGCATTGGTTACGAAGTCCTGCTCGCGCCAAGAGGCCATGATCACGAGAGCGGATATGGCATTGGAGGCAGGGAGGCGACCGACGTAGTCGGGGTCAGCCTCACCGGAGGGACGTCTACACGTGAGTGCAGACGAGTCACAGAGAACGAGGAGCACAGCTCGGAGTCCGGACAGCACCTGAAGAAGGCGCCAGTCGACGGAGTAAGGAGTCTGAGTGTTCGAGGGCTTCGGGAGTGGAACTCCCAAGTCCGAGAGGGGGAAGGTGTCCTCCTCTTCCAAGCGTGGATCCCTAGGGTTGGGAAACACGGGGGCCGACAGAACAGTGGTCTGGCGAGATAATTCGGATTCGAAAGGGTCCTGGGTCTCGGCAAGATACAGCCACTGTACTGGTCCACCATGACGGTCGCTCCACGAGGGAGCGACCGCCGTGAGGCGGTCCAAAATACCATCAATGGTTGTGATAAGCTCGTAAAGAGTAGTCATTTAATCGTTGGTCTGCGGTTTGGTCGAACTGTGTGTTTGGCTGAATGTCTG